TATCACAAGTATCTAAAGAACAAGAGGTAATTACAATTGTCAATGTTCAATGATTTCTTTGAAGTCCTAAAGAGTAATGTATTTGCAGAGAATCCAGTAGATGTAAAAACATTTGTTGAGGGTGAGAACTATCTTGGTCAACCACCACTATCTCCAATACAGTATGATATTGTTGAAGCAATGTCTCAAATCTATAGACTAGAAGAAGTTGTTGAAATTTTAGGTGAAGAAGAAGGTCGAAGATATTTCAATAAATATACTAAGAATGAAGTCATCCTACAACTTGGTAAAGGTTCTGGTAAAGACTTTGTTTCTACTGTTGCTTGTTGCTATATCGTTTATAAACTACTTTGTCTTAAAGACCCTGCTCGTTATTTTGGCAAGCCTACTGGCGATGCTATTGATATTATCAACATCGCTGTTAACGCACAACAGGCTAAGAACGTTTTCTTTAAAGGATTTAAAAATAAGATTGAACGCTCACCATGGTTTGCTGGAAAGTATTATGCAAAGGTAGACAGCATTGAGTTTAATAATGCTATTACTGTTTATTCTGGTCACTCTGAGCGTGAATCTCACGAGGGTCTTAACCTTATACTGGCAGTACTGGATGAGATTTCTGGTTTTGCCAATGAAGTTGGAACTGGAAATGAGCAAGGAAAAACAGCGGACAACATCTACAAAGCCTTCCGTGCTTCCGTAGACAGTCGTTTCCCAGACCTTGGAAAGGTAGCACTACTATCGTTCCCTCGTTATCCTGGAGACTTTATTAGTCAAAAGTATGACTCAGTAATTGCAGACAAAGAGGTAGTCGTAAAGAAACACAAGTTTATTATGAATCCTGACCTACCAGAAGATACAGAGGGAAACAGCCTTGAGATTGAATGGGAAGAAGATAATATTTTATCCTATAAGTTTCCTGGAATGTTTGCTATTAAAAGACCAACCTGGGTAGTAAACCCTACTCGTAAGATTGACGATTTCAAACTAGCCTTTTATACAGACCTTGGTGATGCTATGCAACGTTTTGCCTGTATACCAACCTATGCTTCGGATGCATTTTTTAAGCAACAGGAAAAGGTTCGTGCAACCATGACAATAGTTAATCCAATAGACTCTAATAAACGCTTTATGGAGTCATTCAAACCAGACCCAGATAAGAAGTACTTTGTTCACGCTGACCTTGCACAGAAGCACGACAAGTGTGCTGTGGCTATTGCTCACGTTGAGAAGTGGGTAAATGTCCAGGTAGTTAAAGACTACGCACAAGTAATGCCTATCGTAGTGGTAGATGCAGTAGTATATTGGGAACCTCGCACTGAGGGTCCTGTAAACCTATCCGAAGTTAAACAATGGATTCAGAATCTACGCAGACTAGGATTTGATTTGGGTATGGTTTCCTTTGACCGTTGGCAATCATTTGATATTCAAAATGAATTAAAGGCTGTTGGCATTCGTACTGAAACTGTTTCTGTTGCTAAAAAACATTATGAAGATATGGCTATGCTTGTTTATGAAGAGCGTCTTGCTATGCCAGCCATTGAGTTGCTATTTGATGAACTAACAGAGTTAAAGATTATGAAGGGTAATCGTGTAGACCATCCTCGCAAATCTTCTAAAGACTTGGCAGATGCTGTTTGTGGTGCTATTTTTGGTGCTATCTCTCATACCCCCAGAGACTTAAATCAGATGGTAGAGATTCACACTTTCCGTGACAGGAAGAAGACTGAAGAGATGCATGAGTTTGATAAGCGTAGCATCATTGAACGTAACAAGCCAGACCAAAAAGAACTAGATTCATACTTTAAACAGTTTAACATTAATGTAATCTAGTGGTATAATATTCTTGTTGGATACTTCCAACTAGGAGATTACAAATTAATAATAAAACCCCAAGATTTATACTAGCAATATTCTTAGCCTTTTCCTGTCTATTCTTTCCATCAACAGCCTCTGCAGAAACAAGGGCTGAGTATGATGCAGTTGTAGCAGAAGCACAGGCTTTAGTTGATGCTACCAAAACTGCTTTGACAGTTGCTCAAGAAGCATACCAGACAGCCTTGAATGAAAAGGCTACAATAGATTCCACAGTAGAGTCAAACAAAACACTTTTAGATAATGCAATTCTAGATGTTCAAAGCAAACAATTGCTGGTAGACAAAACACAGGTAGCCTTAGACTTGGCTAAGGAAAACTATAACACAAAATTAATTTCAGACCCTAACTGGATTAGACCTGATAAAGAGGTCACACAAACCATTGATGTTCCATATACAGTTCAAGTTCCTTATACAGAATTAGTTCCAAGAACAGAACTTGTACCGAGAACAATCTTAGTTCCTAATACAAGGATGGAGTCTTATTTAGATTATGAGCCAGTTGAAGTTACAACTCTGGTTCCAGGTGGACTTACAGCAACTTCTTACAATAGACAGGGGTATAACAATGCCCCACCACTACCAACAGAAACAGAAACACCACTAGCAACTAAGAATGTTCCTAACATTGATTTCCAATGGGGCGGTGGTTTGGTTCTAAACTCTGGAAAGGCTGAAGATGTTTTAGTAAAGTTTGAAGGCAACCTCATGGTTCCACAAGATGGATGGTATAGTTTTTACGCTCCAGGAGATGACGGAGTTAAGTTAACAATTGCTGGCATGAGTCTTATCAATGATTGGCGTGACAAAGGTGGAGGTGGCAGCACCTCACAAGAAGTATGGATTAGAGCAGGTGTTTTTTATCCAACCACACTATACTATTATGAAAATGGTGGTGGAGCATGGGTACAACTTTATTCAAAAATTTCTGATGGTAATATGCAAATTGTTCCTGCATCATGGTTTGGAGAAAGAACAGTAACAGAGATAGTATATCAACCAGTTGTAAAGTACTATGAGGTAACTTATTACACAGAAGAAACAGTTTACGATGAGGTAATTGTTTATGATGAAATAACTTTTTATAGAGAAGAAACTAGATATAGAAAAGAAGATATCATCATTGTTGTTCCAGATGAGGATGCTACTGCCCCACTAATCAATGACCCAGCATTGTTACTCCTTGTTGGTATGGCACAAACTAATCTAGATGATAAACAATCTACTTTGTTATTTGCAATATCTGATAGAGATAAGTTGCAGCAAAACTACGAGTCTTCTTTGCTAGTTCAGACAGAAAAAGCAGGTATAATTGAAGTAACATCGCAGGATGTAATAACAAAACAGGAGGAATTAGTTGCAGTCCAACAAGAACTTGACTCCATTCCACCTTATGAAGAGCCAGCACCTACACCTACGGAGACCGAGGAACCTGTTGAAAAGCCAACAGAAGTTATCCCATAACCGCTACCAGAGCCAGAGCCGCCAGTGTCCCCCGAACCCAATCAACCTGAGTTACCAGTAGATATAGCCACGGTAGACCCACAATCACTTTCAAATGAACAAGTAGCAGAACTTATATCTGTAGCAAATGAAATCCTAAATAATTCCGAGCAAGGCTCACCAGAGTATGAAGAAGCCCTTGACGCTTTGTTTGTTGCTGCTCAGGCAGATGACATTGTAATCTCTGAAGAACTTGCAGCCATTCCAGGTGCAGCGGCTTTAGTTGGTGCAATTAACTTTATGGGTAACGTTGGTTCTGACATGTCTCCAAAAGTAAGAGAAGAATCTAAAAAGATTGTTGTAACAGCAGTTGTTGCTGTTGGAGCAGCAGTAAACGCAGCAACAGGAGCAGCACTTTCTGCAGCAGCACCATCAGCCGCAGCATCTGCATCAGCAGGTGGCTCAGGTGGAACATCAAGTAGAAGGAGGAACGATTAATGAAAAAATTTTTAAATGACCTATTGGGTCAAGCATGGACACTCCTTGGTATGTTTGTAGCATGGCTGGTCCTTGAGGGTTCTGCAAAAGAAGTTGTAGGATATGCCATCATTGGAACATCTGTTCTATGGATGATTACTTATCCACTTAGAAATCCTAAAGACAAGGAGGAAGAATAATGAGACTATTTGGTAATGTATTTATGCGTATTGTTGCTACCTTTGTTGCTTCTGCACTTGGTGTGGTTGGTGCTGGTAGCGTAGCAAGCGGTATTAGTGGTGTCGAAATTCCTATTTGGTTTAGTGCTGTAATGGGTGGTATCTTGGCAGTAGCAAAGGTAGTAGAGTTACTAGCCTTAGCATTCCTTGAAGATGGCAAACTATCTCGTAATGAGATTAATGCTGCTTTCCGTCAGACTATTGCTCTTAAAGATGTAGCACAAGACGAAGAGACATCTAAGCCTAAGAAATAACTTGACAAACCCCTTTCGGTAGTTTATAATAGATATAGACCTGAAAGGGGTTTTTCTATGTCAATGACTTTTGACGAATGGCTACAACATGGCTTAACACAAGGCTGGGCTGGTCCTGCTGTGTGTGCTATCCACGATGGCTTACCAACAACTGCAGAAGAAGATGCTGGCTGGGAGCAGGGTGCAGATGATTGCATTCATGTTCTAAGACTCTATCAAGATAAAGAAACTAAGTTGGCTGTGGAAGAAAATCATGCTCCGTCTGTGTGGCGAGCAACAAACAGTGGTTACACTGTATAATTAAATAATTGGGCATTAACTCAGTTGGCAGAGTGTTCGACTGTTAATCGAAATGTCCCTGGTTCGAACCCAGGATGCCCAGCAGAGACCAGACACGCAGACTTAAATTCGGTGGCTTAACAGAAATACTAGTAAAGACTGTTACAGATGTTGTTCCTATTTGGGTTGTTCAAGGAACATGCCACCTTAACTCAGCGGTAGAGTGCCATACTTGTAATATGGAGGTCAACAGTTCAAATCTGTTAGGTGGCTCTGAGTAGTAATGCTATAATAGTACTACTATGAACATTCATAGAATACATCTTGAAAGGAAGTATATTATGTCAGAAGCAATTTATGTAGAACCATTCCCGAAGAATAAGCGTGGAGATGGATTCAAGAACATGGCATCATACAGAACAAACCCACATCGTGGAGTTGACTGGTCTGTAGCAGGTGGTAGCAAGATTAAGGCTATTACAGGAGGAACAGTGATGGAAGTAGGAGAGACAAAGGTATTGGGAAACTACCTAATCCAGTCAACCTATGACGGTCACTTTATTCTGTATGCACACTTTCAGGTTCCATCAACACTAAAGCAGGGTGACAAGGTAGAAGCAGGTAAGACAATCGTTGGTCTAGTTGGAACAACAGGTACCGCATCAACTGGAAATCATTTGCACGTTACCTATGGAACTGTAAAGAACCTAATCACTGCCGATATTAGCAAACTAAATGACTTGTTTGCAGTACTTGATGCAGCACCTAAAAAGTCTGTTGCAGCCAAGGTTGTTACAGCAGTAAAGAAAGTTGTGCCTACTAAAAAGGCGTAACTAACAAGAGAAAAACTATGCCAACATATAATTTTAAATGTCCAGGTTGTGAAAAAACAGCACAAGAGGTGAGAACCTTTGAGGATGCTGACAAGGAATTACTTTGTGATACTTGCAATACTGCAATGCATAAGGTATACTCAGTAGGAGCAATTAAATTTAATGGTGGAGGGTTTTACTCAAATGACAAATAACCTAATTGAAGAAAAGCAGTGGACACTATCTGCATTAGATAGATGCGATGCTTGTGGCTCACAGGCTTATGTTCAAACTATTGGGGCAACAGGAGATTTGCTTTTCTGTGCTCATCACTACGAGGGTATTCTGAGTAATGAGAAGGCACAGGAAGCAATGAACCGATTTGCTTATCAGATAATCGATGAGCGAAAACAATTGGATGAATAACTATGGAATATATTTTGGGTTCTATTATCACTTTGCTAAGTTTTTTTATTTTTAATAAAATGACTAATAAGGTAATTTCTAATAGAATGCCTGTTCCAATGTTTACTCAAAGTAGAAAAATTGAATTGATTAAAAATTATTTAATCAATATAACTGCAACAGAGCCAGAAGTAAAAACACAATCAACAGAGCATTTAAAGAAAAATTCTATTAAAGCATTCTTTTGGGCTGACAATGTTTATTGGATTGAGAATGGTTTTTTAGTTACAGCAAAAATAAAAAATGATAAAATTGATGAAACTACTAAAAAAAGAGTTGACACACACTCTATTGATAAGGTAGAATTAGATAAGATAACTTTTATCGTTGATAAACTAACAGAAGGAAATAAAGATGATAGTGGGAATTCAGGGAAGTAAGACTTTCAATGATTACAATGTATTCCTAAGAGCCATGGGGGTGGCTTTATCTAGCCTACCCGAAGGAGACACAGAAATTCTTTTTGCATCCGCTGGACCATTGAACATTAACAATATGGCAATGGAGTTTGTCAATATTTCTGAACGTAGCCTAAAGGCTCGTGGTATCAAAACCAAACTTATTAAAGTTCCACCAAGTTGGATTAAAGAAAATATTCACGACATTGGATATTTTGCCTATTTTAGTAAACCAAAAGAGCCACTGTCTGACTTGGTAGACTTGGCAGAAGCAAAAGATGTTGAAGTTGGCGTTTATCGCTACTAACAGAAAGGTGATTATGTTAATTAAATCACTAGAGAAAATGGAAATAATTGTAGAAAACAATAAGTTTCTGTCGTGGGATGGCTGGACAGTTGTAGAACTGAGAAAGTCTGATATGGCTTGGATGAAACCAAATGCCAAGTTCATCAATGACGAGTGGTATACTGCCAATCGTTTTGATGCCAATGCTGATGGCTGGAATATACCTGCTAGTTTGGTAAAGAAGAATGCCAAATGAAAATTGGAAAGATGAAGCCTTATGTAAAGGTGACGATGTTAATTTATTCTTTGATACTTATGAAGAAGATATTGATGTCCGAAAAGAAGTAGATTCTTTATGTTCTATTTGTCCAATGGCTCGTATATGTTTTGCAGTTGGAGTTTCTCAAAAGGCATACGGTGTATGGGGCGGAGTTTATCTAGACAGGGGCAAAGTGTCTAGGGAATTTAATAAGCACAAAACCAAACAAGACTGGGCTGACACATGGCAGTTCTTAACAATAGATAAGGAATTTTAATGTATACATTGGAAATGGCTAAAGAATTTAAAGCAATCAAAGCACCAAAAGGCTTTGGGGTAGTTATCTATGATAACGAAAACTTTATAACTGTTCAAGTAAATCCAGAAAAATTACTTAACCTTACAGAAAAACAAACACAAGACATTGTTGATTATATAAATAATGTTAAACAAACTTTTGAAAAATTAGGAGCAACTGTTTTTGTTGTAAGAGAAACTTTGGAGAATAAAAATGAATCTGATTAATTTTATTTTATTCTTAGTGTTCCTAATCTCTACATTATCTTTTATATATTTAATTATAAAAACAAATGTAGAAAAAAGAAAATTGATTGGAATATATATTCAAAGTGAAATGGACAAACATTTTTTAAATGAAAAGATTAATGAATTGTATAAAGAGTTGTCTGCTCGTGAACTGTCAGAATCAGATGGTTTTGTTAAGTTTATTTCACAATCTCGTGACTGGGCTTTTGAATATATTGAAGAAGTTCAAAAAGCACTTGCTGAATTTGATAAAGAAGTTGCACCAAGACTTGAATGGGCTAATACCTATGGAAGAGTTGCTGGTGACACTATTCATACAGAAACAATAACAAAAATTTCCGAGGCATACGATAAACTAAAAATTGTATTGCCAAAGGATAATCAAACGCCTAACAATTAGGCATTAAACAAGGAGAAATAAAAATGAGTACAACTCAACTAAAGGCTCTGTTCGCATCATATTTGCGTAGCATCCTATCCGCAGTAGCAGCACTATACTTGGCTGGCGTTACAGACCCAAAG